CCAAAGGCAGATTATAATGCCGCACAACACGTACCATACGACCAACTTTCGGAAGAAGAAAAAGAAAAAGATAGGGTACACGTAAGAACAATGAAAAAAATACTAAAACAATTATAAGGAGAAAAGGTATGTTAGAAACATTATTTTGGATAGTAGTAGGAGCATTTATGGGTTGGAACTTCCCTCAACCACAATATGCAAAAGACATTCAAGTCAAATACTTGCAAAAGTATATTGATAGATTAAAAGCAATACTATTCTTTTGGAGATAAAATGAAAGCAATAGTATGGAGTAAGTACCACTGTCCTTATTGCGACCAAGCAAAGGCATTGTTAGAGAGTAGAGGAATAGAGTTTGAAGAACGTAAGATTGGTGACGGATTCACACGTGAAGAATTATTAGAAGCAGTTCCAACTGCCAGAACGGTGCCACAAATTTTCTTAGATGATGAATATGTGGGTGGGTTTAATGAACTCAGAACAAAATTAACAGAAAGCGTATAATGGAAGTTGGAAAAACATATACAATTAAATTGAATTCAGGTGAAGAATTAATTGCCAAAGTAACAGAAGTACATCTTGGTCAGGGATGTGTTGTAGTGACAAATCCAGTCAGTATTGCTCCCGGACAGCAAGGAATGCAGATGATTCCAAGCATGTTCACAGCAGATATTGATAAAGAAATTAGAATAAATACTAGTAGTATTTCACTTTATGCATACACTGAAGAAAGTATTGCAGACAAGTATTTGGAAGCAACAACAGGCATTAAAATGCCTGAGAAGAAGATTATTTTAGGATAGTAATGCCAAATTTAAGTCGTGTGGGTGACAAGAATCAAGAGGGAGGCGCAATAGTGCGCGGCGCTCCAACGGTGATTGTCAATGGTATACAAGTAGGACTACATGTTAGTCTTATTACCCCACACAGTCCATGGGGCCCGCCGCATCCGCCCCATGATGCTGCCACAACAACAAGTGCAAGCCCTACAGTATTTGCTGAGGGTGACGCAGTACTAAGAATCACATCTACTAATAGTTGTGGTCACAGTATTGTTGAAGGCAGTCCTGACGTATTTGTACCATGAATTTAAACGGAAAATACACCCCACTAAATTTAAATTGCTTAGGATCTTTAATCCAGGATGAAGGATTAAGAATAAATCCAACTGCGGCAACATTTATGGGTTCTAGTAATAGTATTTCAAATTATACAATAACTGCAGGATCAGTAGTGTATGATACTGTTCTAGGTACATTGAAAACTGCAATGAAATTAGCATGGACTAAAGTTGTATCTAGTGCTATTTCCCCTACAGTTTATGCTAATTTAATAAGTATTGGATCAACTACTATCCCTGCACTAGGTAATAGTAAACCAACAACATATACAAAAACTTATTCAAATGAATTAGCAAGTTATGGATGGCTGAGATTAATAGCATTGCAAGCATATAATGAATTTCATATTAACAATGGTTCTTATTCTGATTTTGTTAACACATTTAACAGTTGCTATGCAGTAATGAAGCAATCTAATGTACCCATACAATCATTTGTTGATTCATTGACTTACTTAGACGGTATGTATAGTAACATGAATGATTTGATTACTAGTGATATTACCGGTGTCAGTCTAAGTACATTCTATTGGGGACAAGACTTAATTGCTAGCGGTAAAGCAATTGATTTGACTAGTATTGATACATTCGGANATCCTACTAATCTAATACGAACAATGTACAAGTATAATGCATTTACAAAATCTGTTAATTTAGCATTAATGACAGCTGGGATAAACGCAGCCGATATAGACAAAATTATAGCTAACTCACCAACTTCAATTGAGCAACAGCAATCAATCTATGCAGCCTTTTGTATGATTGTTGGTGAAGATTTATCTGATATTTTAATTCCTTTAAATTGTCAAACTGAAAATCTACAAAGTTTGGCTGACTTGTTAGATCCTAAAAAGTTATTCCCTACTAGTTATCAGACAATAACTGTACCGGAATACAATACTGCACCTGGGCCAACAAACAGTAAGACATATTATCTATTGTATACTTCTACTGAGGTTAATACTATGGGTGATTTATACGGAGCAAGATTGGATCAAGTATTGCCATCAGAGTTAGCATATGCATGTGATGCATTTGGTACTAGCATGATGCAAATTAAAAGAATTAAATCAATTCCTATTGAAAAATTTAGTCAAGTTGTAGTTAATTTAGAAAATGTATCTGATTTGACTGTTAATGGAACTAGCAAACCAACCGACTCTGCTACTGCTAATGCAGCCTTAGCCGTTATTGCTTTGGGGACCGGTGATAATGGTCTCTACACCATGTGTGATTTCTTTGGATCGATGACAGATTTACATTATGATTGGGATGAGTTAAAATTAAAAATCAATGCAATAACAACACCTACATTGATTAATTGTTACACCAATATATTGACTATTTTGCAAGGCACAGACTACACTCAACTTCAGGGTTGGATAGACAATGCAAACATTGAACTAACCAATATATCAGAAACATCATTATTACAAAGTACTGAACTAAACAACCTGTACAATGCATTTGGTACAAAGTTATTAAAAGAACAAAATGCAAGAGAATTTGCATTACCAAATACAACCGATTTATCAACGACAGTCAGAGACATATATGGATTTATGGGATTATTAAATCAATATAGCCAAGAAACTGAGCAGAACGGACCCGCTCAAGTTCTAGAGTCAATATCTGACATACTTACCTTAGGAGGAAATAGTTTAATTGGGTCAATGCGTGAAACTAGAAACGCATATCGCTTGGGTTTAATGGGAGCAGAACAAGACAACAGTGTCGAAAATGAACCGCTACTCATACCCAAAACAACTGGGAGCGTACCAACTTCCCCGGCAGATCCAACACAACCGTTGGTGACCGAGGGACCGTTATTAGGTGTTGTCGCCATTACAGGAGCTGCAACAGCACTCGGCAGTTTAGCCGGATCCCAAGAAACTACATTAGTACCAACTAACTTGGATATATTCAATATTGCGAATACACCATTATTACCCTCAGTAATAACTCCAAGTGATGCAATACAATCTGTTATAGATTGTAACTGCGACTGTTGGGACCTGCTTACAAACTAATTCCAAAGCAGTTGTAGAAAATCCACGTATAGCGTATAATGCTATACACATCATAAGAAAGGAAATATCATGGAAAGTATTACCTCTGCAATTATTGCCAAAGTAATTATGTTCTGCATGATAGTTATCACTCCTGTATATATTTTAACCAGTGTATTATTAAAGCCGGTTCAACCAGTACCGCAGGAGCCAGTACAAGTAGTTAAGTTAGTAGACGAAAAACAATTGAAGTGCCTAGCCGACAATATTTATTACGAAGCAGGCTCTGAGAGTCTCCATGGGCAAGCAGCCGTAGCAAGAGTAGTATTAAATCGTATTCGTTATGGATTTGCAAATACTCCGTGTCAAGTTGTATATCAGACTAATATGATTACACGGTTAGATGAAGCAACACAAGAAATGATTAAGGTTAAACTGTGTCAATTCAGTTGGGTTTGTCAGAATAACAGAAATAAAATTCACCCCGCACGATATAGGACAGCTAAACAAGTAGCCTATGACGTACTAGCATTTGATGCATATAAAGATGTTGTTCCTAAAACTACACTATTCTTTCATAATCTAAGTGTACAACCAAATTGGCCCTACCATAAAGTAAAACAAATTGGAAATCATGTCTTTTATACGAAAGCTAAATATGTTGCGAAAAAACCCCGACACATTAAAGAACAAACTGTCGCCGTTGCAGAATAAGTTAATGGTTAATCCAGACGATGACACAGCACGGAAAATGATTGAGATGTACACTATGAATGCTGAATATAAAGAAAAATTAGAGGACAGTAAAACTTGGATGAAAAACAATTTAGAATACGATTTACGTAGTAGTGATTATATTGTTGAAAAATGCAAGAATGAAGTCTATGCTCAAAATCTATACGCCGCATTATGTAACAACGAATTCATGAGAAATGAGATGTGGCCTATTCTTAAGGGAGAAACTTGGCATTGTTCTTGGCG